TGCTAAAATGGCTGCTGCACAGGCACCAACTGCCTAATTAAAATAACGCAAACTGCGTGACTAGACAAGAATTAATATCAGATATTATTGATGAAGTAACTTTTTCAGGAGCCCTTCCCTATCAGCTTCCAACCAAAGAAGTAGAAAGGGTTATAAAGAATGCCGAGGTTTTCTTCTATGATAATTGGCAATATGCTCTAGATAAAGCGTATTTGCAAATTCCAATTGATGTATTTAGTGCTGCTCAATTTAAAGCAAGCCGTACTATTACTCTACCAGATTGCGTACAATTTGTTCACAAAGCAGTTGAGCCAACTGGAGCTTCAGTATTTTCAACAGTGGATAGAGACTTTGGCGAAAACAAATTTATTGGAGCCGAAACTTTCTTAACACCGTTTGTTGGAGAATCTTTAATGTATAGAACAGTAATGTTCTCATTCCTGGATTTAACTAAAGCCTTTCTGTTAGATACAATTGCATATGATTATAACAAAAACACTAAACAAATAACTGTTCTTGGTAGAACCCCTAAGAGAGGCGCTGTGCTAGAAGTTGCTAAGAAAATTGATCCATCTAATCTATATGAAGATGAAATGTTTCAACGCTATTGCAGAGCAAAGTCTAAACAGAGACTTGGGGAAATGATTACTACATTTGACTATGTACTACCTGGAGATGTTAAAATAAATTACACCAACCTAGTAACAAAGGCTGATACTGAAATGGCAGCTGTTTTGGAAGCAATTAAAGGCGAAAACTCTGCAGGTTGGATGTATACAATGAGATTCTAATATGATTACTGATATTTACTTAAAACACGAAAACGACCCCGGATACGAAGAACTTTCATTTATTGAAAGGGAAGAATTGCAGGTGTTATTAGCTCAAATTAAAATGACTCTATTAACTCCAACTAAAACTGTACTTGGTGGGTCCGATTATGGAGTAGACGAAGAGTCGTTCCTATTTGATTTTTCAGACTCAGTAGATTTAGCTGGATTGGAAATCGGCGTACGTTACCAGTTAAAACAATATTGTTCGCTATTAAAGAATAGAAACTTTGAAGTTAAGGCTTATCTTGTACCAGATGGAATAGATCAATTTAAAGATTCTATACACCTATTATTAACAATTGACGGTAAGGCTAGATTTGTTATTGCATACAAATAACTGATTCGATATAAAAAGAAAAAGCCGCAAATTGCGGCTTTTTTTATGAAAAATTGTTAGTTATTATAGAGCTCCAGGCGCGCCTAATTCAGATGCGGTTTCTTTGCCAACTGCGGCTTCAGCGCCAGCTCCACCTTCCGGTGCAGTACCTGCTTCAGGCGCAGCTCCAGGTGCTGCGGCTTCGCCAGCTTCACCTTCTCCGGTTGGAGTTTGATTCATATAGTCTCTATTCTTTTGAAGATCTTCATCACTCATACGTAAATACTCTTTAACCAAGTATTCAGTAGAGAAGTATGGTTTGCCTTCATCATCAACAACTCCTTTAAGAGCGTTAATTGTTGCAAGACGTTTATTAAGTAAGTCTTGTTGTTTAATTTCTTCAAAGACGTTATCATCATGCCAGTTAATACCAACTGCATTTTTAAAACGATAATCATCCTTTAGATCTTTAAAATCAAGACACATTTGTAAATATAGAGGCTTGGTTAAAAGTTCCTTAAATGCAGAGCGCAAACGCGTTACAAATTTATTATAACGAATCTCTTCTCGACGAATACCTTCAGCATTCATTGTATATTGACCTGAACCATTTGCTGAATCCCATCTTGAATAAGGGATTTTTGAATCCATCTTTAACTTTTCTTTAAAGTAGTTAAGAAGTTCAGAGCCAGACATATTAGGACCTGCGTATTCTAGTGGTGCAATTTCAATTGACTGGTTTTGGTCATTAACTGGTAAAATATAATTCTTGTAGAATAGTAGATTTGGACGGCCGTCTACCTGAATTTCACCAGTATTAGTATCAAAGAAAATATCTTCTTTTAATTGGTTTGCAAATTCACGAACATCTTCCTTTGCTTTGTTTAGTGACTTACTTCCAATTGGAACTTTAGTTGTTAAACGAATCGGAGCGTTCATTGTATGCCAAATAACTTTAGAGTGTTCAATAACACGCATTAAGTTAAATGATCTAACCATTCTTTCAACAAACGAGATACGTTTTGTTCTAAAGTGGTTTGAATATGATAGGTATAAAACCTGAGAATCAGTAAGGGTTCTTACTTTAGATTCACCAGGAACTTTTTGTGCCCATTCTAAAAAGATCTTTCCAGCTGCATCCTTTTTAATTTGTGGATATAGTGTAGAAGGGTCAATCTCCTTAAATCCAATAATTTCTCTTGGATTTTGTAAGTCATCATAGAGAATTTCAAATGCTAAGTGACCTTCAATTAACCATTGAAAGAAATACTGCCATGCTGAAATTCCTTCGTTGAAACCCCATGCGTTGTAGATTTTTTCAAAGTTTTCATTGTATTTGTCAATAACTTTCTCTTGATATTTAAGACGCTGCTCTTTGTTTTTACCTTTGTAGAGCATTTCGCCAACTAGGTCATTTGGATAAGCAAATCTGTTATCTTCATCAAATACAATAACGTCGTCTGTAATAGACTCAATTACAAATTCAATTTCACCATTTGATGCAAGGTCTCTAAGTCTTTCGCGTTTTGTTGCATAATCCAATTGGAAAAATGCAATAGCTTTAGTTCTAAGAGCAGATGTTGTATCTGAGATTGCCATCGTTGCTCTTGCTAAAGAGTCAGTCTGACCTCCTGGTAAAGCACTGCCTCGAGCTTGCATTAATTGACTTTCAATAAAACCTATCGATTGTGAGTTCTTAATTAAAAGATCCTCGTACTTCATACCAACTCGGCTTAAATCTGATAGTCTTGATTTAAGTCCTCCTAAGCCGATATTGTCTAGAAATCCTGCCATAATTATGCGTTAAATTGTGATATTACCGATTCCATGCTTATTGATCTTGTCTGAATGCCGTCAAAAATATTAGTTTGAGCAATTCTGGGTACCAGGTGAAAGGGTATAAGCTTTGGATTGGTAATAGCTTCTTTTTGATATTTATTTACTGCGTAACGCACGTTAAATTTTCCGCCGCTCGCGTTTTGAAAAAGATCCACCATTGCAAATGGATTTGAATTAAATCCCATAAGTGGGGCATATTCGGGAAGTTGATATAACTTTTGGGTATCATTGATGAATTGTCCTTTATCATCATATGATTTACGTATGATACTATTAAGAGTCTGCCAGAGTATATTCAGGATAACTTGGGTAGCCCCCAATGGCATTATTTTAAGATTTAATATGGTAACAGACTCTGCGTCATTTGCTAAACAGATGCCGATTGGTCTTTGATCATAATAAGGTCTCTTAATTGAGTATTTGGCCATTGCCTTTGCATCAAGATATTGATCAGCAGTTGGGATTTGTTGATCGTCAACTGGTAAGGCAAAGAAAGTATAGATATGGGCTGGAATAAAAACTGAGTCTGGCAATGGCGAAAGTTCGCTAAAGAAAGGATCCTCTAGTTTTTCACCTTTACTTCTAAAATCGTCTATTTGGGAACTAAATGTTGTTTTTATCATCTTTATATTCTACAAACTTTTAAACAAGAAGTTTTCGGTAATAATTCCAAACTTAATTCCTTTTTGTGCAGCATAGTCTCTGGCTGCTTCAAATTTTGCCTGATTTGTAATAAACTGTTTTGCTGCATAGACATAACTTGCAGTTTGCTTATCTGTCATGCGTTTAGGTTTAGTTGGTGGCGAAACATATTTGTTTGGCTTAACTTCAATTAACCAATTTTCTTCGTTACCGGTTGGTCCAGCCAATTTAACAAAAAAATCAATATAGTAAATATGACCGCGCTTGTCCATTGGATTATAATATGGAATACCAAATGGTTCAGACGAATACTTAAGAACTGACGGGCTTGAATCTAACCATTTTAGAAATTTATATTCCCAACTAGATCGATAGATAATTTGACCCGGATCGCCCATATAACGATCTGGCTGTTGAGGTCTAAAATACCCCTGTTTAATAGATCCGCCGATTCTAGGTTTAAGAAATGTTTTTATATTCTTTTTTTGATTGGGATCTTTCATATTAATATTTATAGGTAGACTATATCATATACTGAATTACTAAAGTGCTTACCTATTAAGTCTTGAAATTGAGAAATTGTAAATGATGGATCCTGTTTATTTAGGAAAAGAAATAGGTCATTAATATCTTTAATTTTTGAAAGCTTAATAATTTGAGTTGGAAACTTTTTCTTTAATTCATCCATTAAACTATTCCATAAAAATACAGAATATCCATCTTTAATAAAAGCTAGCATTGAATCTTTACCGGCTTTGTCTCGGTCAAATATAATTTTAATATCGACTGCACCCATTGCCTTTAGGATAGATTTAGCTTTGGAAACTCCAGATGTTGCTAAACCATTCTTTAAAAACATTGAGTCAATTTGACCTTCTGCAACCATTAACGGCTGAGTAAAATCAACATTTAGGATATTAAAATAGTTATTAAGATAATTGGCATCATCAATAATTTCTGGAGTATCTCCATTTGTAAAGATTTTAGAAACCTCATTATAGGATTTAATTAGGTATTTTCTATCGGTAAACGGGTCTAAACTTCTAGTTGCAAGGCCTAGAATTTTACCAGAACGGTGATCAAAGTTAAAAATATAAACTTTATTATCCATTGCATCAGCATACATAATATCACCAAAGTTTTTAACTTTAGTTAAGCCTCTAGATTGAGCAAAGGTATATGCCGCAGAATTTTCTGAAATTTGATCTAATCTCTTTAGCGAAAAACGGTTAATTACATCACTAATTGAAATCATACCTTTTCTGTTAGATGTTAAGAATCTAACAAGGTGATTTTCAGTGGTTTTTTTGTAATTAATATCAAGATCAGCTTCGTCTAGGAACAGAGACGATATAATTCCATATTGATTGCTTAGGCTTGCAACAAATTCAGCAAGACTCATCCATGCCATGCAACCATCGTTAAAACACTTATAGGTTTTAGTTTCCATATAGAGGTGTCCTCTTTTTTTGGAAGCTTTAACCTTAGAGTCTCCGCAAAATGGACATGCAAAATTTAATTTGCCATCGCTCTCATCAATCGTCTGTTTATCGTGAATGCCAGGAAATCTGGCGCTCATGACACTTTTTACAAACTTTGAAACTTCAGTTATCTCCATTTAATTAGTCTTCTACTTCCTCCATCTCATCTTCTTCGACTACGACGGCTTTGGTAGCTTTCTTTTTCTTAATTTTATCAATATATTTTGCAAGTTCAGCATCTGGGACAACCACTGTATTTAAACCATATTTAGATACAATACTTAAGTACTGTGGCATCAATTGAGGCGGAATTGCTGAATCTGGATTTGCAATAAACTCTTGAAGAGACTCTGGAACTAGGGTATTTTCAAATGTCTCAGAGTCGACAATATGGATTGGAAAAGACTGTATATCTTGACCTTTTTTAGGTCTGTGTTTAACTACTTCAATTGCACGACGTAATTGCGGATTAATTTGAGGCAATCCCATTGCAAGAAGCAGCTTATTTAAAGGTTCGCAGATTAATCTAAAGAATTGCTGATCTTTATCCATTGGTAGAGCAAATTCAGTTGGATAAATTCCTGGAGAAAATGCAAAAATATCAAATTCATATGGATTTGGCGCAGCATAGTAGAATTTAACTTTACCGCTTAGCACACGATTATATTTTATATTACCGGTTTCTTTTAACATGAAATTATGATAAGCTGCAGCTCTAGTATAAATTGGAACGCCTTTATCTAATTTTAAAGGATGCTCGCTCTTAACATATTTAGCATAAGTACGTACAGAGAAAGAAAAACAAATATCATTGGGCTCAAGCGTTTCCATTTCGGCTCGTAAAGCCTGTAATTTAGGAATAAGCTCATCTTCAAGATCTAAATCATAACCACGATCTAAAAAGAAGTCGTATAGTTTTTCAAGGTGAGTTCTTGCCCAAATAGGATACGATGATTGAACTTTTTCAAGACCTTTTACTACTTGACTTTCTTTTTCTGATAACTCTTCAGCTGGATTGTCTTCGTAACTTACTTTAAGAACGTATTTCTTTTTAGCACACCAAATTGCGGCTCTAGAAAGATTTTCCATTTCAAACTCTTGGCAATTATCAGTATTAAATGCAGTTGCATATTTTTGAAAGGCTGCTTTGAAATAGGCGCTTAGTCTTTCGCGATTGATTGCCAAGCAAAACTTAAGAGCTTCTGTATCAGTTAAAGGAAAACCTTCAATTGAGTTAATTGCTGGATGAAAACTAACATAACATGAGTCTGTGTCAGTATAAATTGCAGATTCTTCTTTAACTTGATTAATCTTTAGGTTGGATATGCCAAGCTTTTCATGTAATTCTGTATCAAGGTGCCACTTTTCTGTAAAGTAGTGATTAATTGCTTTAATTGAGAATTTAATAAGGTCTTGTCCTTGTAGGGTGATCGATTGTGCAATATCTGTATCGTGAAAATAGAAATACTTATTACCGAAGGCTCCGTAAAACGAGTTAATTAAGATTTTTAGAGCGTTCTGCTCTAGATTAAGACGTTTGATCTCTTTGTCTAATTGTTCTTTTGTTTGCATACTTAAGTGTTTTACTTGGTTGGTGTTCTTAGTTTAACCTACTAGTATAATACTAATAAATAATAAAAATTAGCATGGCATTGGTAGCACAAGACAGAACTCTATCTAAAGTTTACGCAAATTATCCTTTTTTGCGAAACTTTCCATTTCAAGACTTCCAGATTGAAGCCGAGGAGCTAAAAAGACCTCAGGCTGATGACGGGGAGTTTGTAATTACAGCAAATTCAATGACAAATCCGTTTGTTATTAACTTTGTCTATTCTAGAGAAAAGCAAACTACTGCAATTTCAGTTTTTGACAGAGAACTGGACTGGTTAAGTACTAGGGCAGACCTAATTACTGAGCTTGACGATATTGTTCATATAATAAATGAGGCTTTACCCGCTGGGGACATTATTAAAAAACGTGATGCTGTCCTGGTAATTGAACACTGGCTAAAAAAGATCGCGGACGAGCGCTCTACCCTAAATTACAGTACGTTTAATGATATTCTGATGCGTCTAATTGGCGTAACTCAACTCAAAGAGACTGTACAATTAATAAATAACATTAATAAATTATCTTCTGGCGCAAACGTAATAAAAATGGATAAAAAGCAATACGATATTATTATGACGTATTACGATTTCCAAATGATTTATTGCAAATTAGTGCTTGGGATAATTATTGCTGCAAAAATATCTCTTTAATTATGTCGCAAATCGACCAGTTTTTAACCTATTTGTCTGTACTTAACGAATCAACACTTCAGCTAACAAAGCGCGATTATGAAAAAATCTGTTCAATTAGGGACAAGGTGACTGAACTTGCAGTTAAAGTCTCACAACAGCCTATTCAAGTCAAAGCTGCTCCAATAAAGGAGAAGGCACGCACAATATCATATCAACCAGTTAATGAATCTACTATACTTCTGTTTGAAGAATTTACAAATAATACTGGCGGCAGAGATACTCTAGCTGAATTAAACGAAATGACATTGGGTCAGCTTGAAAGAATTGCAGACTATGCAAATATGATTAAAGACCGAATGGCTAAAGGCGAGCAACTAGAATCTTGGATGTATTCTCAATTAACGACATCACTGGACAATTTAAATTCAGTGCATGATGCAATGGATGGAAATGATGGTAGAGTAGAATAACATGAAACATATTAAACTATTTGAAAATTTTAGCAGAGAATACGTAAAGGCAAATAATAATTCGCTAGTTGCCTTTTATACAGAGCAGCTTGGAGATTTTTGGTTGGAAAAGGACTTACTTGAAAAACTAGAATTATTTGAGGCCAAGATCGATTCGATATTTTCAAATAGCTGGAATCTAAACAGAGGTCGTAGTCAATACAATGGCGACTTCTTTGCCCTAAATGTAAAGGTTTATAATTACCCAGATGAAGACGAAGTTCAGGCAAAGATTGGTATTGAACTTGATGAGGAACGACTTTCTGATATTTGGTATAGATGGTTGCAGGATCAAGCCGAAATGTTTCAAGAAGATATTGAACAGTCTTACGATTGGGTTGGTCATGTTGGTTGGGGTGGAAATAGCGGCGGATGGCTACACCTTTCGCCAGACAACGGCGCAGATAGATTATTAGAATATGCTGAAGAGACTATTCAAATGTATTTAGATACTAAAGAATACTATGATGAAGAAACTATTGCAGACGTTGCTAATGCAATCAATAGTGCTGAATGGAAACGCCTTGCTGAACTTGGTTTAGTTGAAGACGAAGATGCAGTAAAAGAAATTACTGATAAATTAACTGAAGCTATTAATTGGTTTAAGGCCGAATACTCTAAACTTGAACAGATTGAAGATGATCTTAAGTCAATCCAACGTCAACACAGAGAATTTGAGCAAAATGCAAAGAAGTATTTTCTAGATTTTTTAGAAGAGGAAGTTGCAGATGGACATCTTTTTGAGAATCAGTCACAGCTTGTTATTAAAACCGAAGGCGACATTCAAGCTAATCCTGGTATTAAAATTTCATTAGTCGACAATGGAGAAGAAGTTGGCACCGTAAGTCTACTAAATTTAATAGATTCGAATTCAAATGATTTTGACCCAGATCTGGTAGAGTTTTTAGATAAAGACTCTGGGCCTTTTACTAGTGATAATACTTATTATTTACATGGAATGGGTATTACGCCAGCCTATCGAGGAAAAGGCTTAAGTAAGAATCTATTACAAAAGTGTCATGAAATTGCAAAGGCTGCAGGTATAGCGAATATCTTATTAATTACTAATTGTGATAATGTAGTTGCACAAAATCTATATGCAGGGTTTGGTTATAGACCATGTGACTCAACTGGAATAAAAGATCTTTTAGTTAAGAGTCTGACTTAATAAATTTACTTAAATCGTAACTGTGCTTAGACACAACCCACTGCTCCTTTTCATAAATTTTCTCACGAACTTTACCATGCTTTACAATATAACCATTTAGATCATCAACTAGATCGTAAATTGTTACTTTGCTTTTTCCAGCTAATTTACGCATTCCTCTACCTACCGCTTGTCGAATAGTAATTTCAGACTTATAACTTTCTGCAAAAATAATATTTTGCACATTCTTTAAGTCAATACCAGTCGCAAAGGTTGCATAGCTTGCAACTAGGGCTACATTAGACCCAGCTTCCATTGCATCTTTATATTCGGCTCGATGATCTCCACTTACTTCACCATCAATATAGAATGAATTTGGATTCCATTCTAAAATTCTTTCTTTAATACGTTGACCATATTTGTCCTTCACATTAATGAATAGTATCAGCGAGTTGCCGCCTAGTTTTTGGACTAGCGACGAAATAAAATCTACACGCGGTTCATATGAAATAATAAAATCCTTTTCCATTTGAAACATGTTTTTGCCATAGTCTTCAATACGATGAAATTGACTTTTACCGTGCTCCTGCATATACTTATAGTTTTGAATAAACGGTTCAGTTTCAGGATATTTTAAGAAAAGCATCTTAATATAAACATCAGGCGAATGTTTGTTTTCAATTAAAAAGCTTGATTTAAGAGTCATGCTTAGCGGGCCAATGTATTCTTGGATTTTATAGAAATCAGAAAAATCTTCATCTACTTGAATTGTTCCAGATAGACCAAGCTTATATTCAACATTAGTTGAGGCTAAGAGAACATCTTTAATTGTATCGCCTCTTGAAGTATGGCACTCATCAATACACAGTACGGTAAATTTCTTGAAAAAATCTCCATCTCGTTTTGCTAAACTTTGATAGGTTGAAATAACTAGATCAGCATCTTCAAATTTCTTGTCTGAGTATTTGTTTTTACCACCAACTTCAAGGATATTCCAGTTAATTAGACCAGTATGATAGTCTTTCATAAATTTTTCTGCAGTTTGGCCAACTAGTGAGATATTAGGCACTACGATTAGAGCCTTTTTATCTTTACCATTAATAATTCCCTTACGTTTAAGGAAACTTAGATATAAAAATAGGATTAGGGTTTTACCGGCTGATGTTGCTAATTCCTGAGCGCTAAACTTAAATTTAAGTGCACGGTAGGCAGCTTCCATTTGGTAATCGTATGGAGTAAGATCAACTCCATCTAGTAGGACACTTGCAAATTTATCAAGTTGATCCTTTGTAAATTCAAGATTAAGCAGAGAATCTAATCCATCTAACTCAATTTCATGACCATAAATTTGGCTAAACTGTTTGATTTGATACCATAAACCTACGCCAATTCGGTTTTCACGATCGATAAATTTATCGTAACCGTCCCAAAGGCGGCGCTGAAATAGCGGGCTAAAGTGATAGCCTTTAGCTCTTTTTTTAAAAAAGTTCTTAAGATCAACTAGTTCTTTTTTAAGATCATTGTGTATTAATTGAAAATATCTTTTATCTGGTGTTAACTTAAACTTTAGCAAACTCTTTGGATGTTTTTACACACCCAGCATCTTTTCAATATCAAGTCTAGTTTTTATACCAAAAAGAGCGGCGTCTACTGTCTTGATTGTGTCTTGATAAAATTGAGTTTGGCTTTCGATCTGGTCGATCGTTTCTTTGATAATAGACGTTTTTCCGTCGACAATAGTAGTCTTTTCGTTAGAATTGTATCTTAGCTGGGATGTTCTGGAGACTGCTTCCCACTCGTCTCCTTTTTGTTCTCTATATTTCTTTTTGTAGCGATTAAAGTGTTCAATTAGGGTATGGTTTTCCTCAAGCAATCGTTGACGTAAGCTTAAAAAGTAGACTTGGGCATCAGCGAGTCGCTTTATATTACTCATATAACCAATTCCTTCCTGTACCTCTTCAGACACAGCTTTACGCTTTGCCGAAAAAACATCAGATAAACTCTTTTTAACTTCTGGTGATTGTTGTTCGAATTCCATATCTTCTTTTACTTGGTACTGGGCCTAAGGTTTAAACAAAGGTGTAACAAGTACTCTCAACCTTAAAATAATATGTATCAAATTCTTGTGGATTGAGTGAAGTGTAGATATCTGTTCCAATAGAGTGTCGGTCTCCATTTTTATAATAGGAACTAATTTGACCTGCATAGAGACAAATTATAGAATCGATATGGTACTGTTTTAAACTGCCTAGCATCATATTTTTAAAGTCTTGATCAGATACCTCTGACCCAACGTTAGTTATAAAGATGCTTGGATAGATGATAGGATAGCCTCCCATTTGATGATTTGTCATAAATGTTTGACGAACATACGGCAAGGTTGCAAATTTGGATAAATCTGTTAAAAATTGACGATAAATCTTTGGGTTGCTGAAAGTAAAGATGGCAAATGGCTGTTTTCTTTGGATAGTTTCCCTAACCAAGTTAACTCTGTTACCTTCGTATTCCCCTTTTATAAACTCTAAGTTCAACTTTAGTATAATATTATTTCAAAGTTATTTATTTCATATGGAGAAAGTTTTAAACGTCGTAGATTTTGATGAAACCTTATTTAGGGTTCCCCCATTTACCCATGCTGGTACAGAGTTTAAAAAACCATACGAGTGGTTCGATAATCCAAAATCCCTAAATACCAATCTATATAGATTGCAACTAATCGAGTCGGTTTTTAACAAACTGGATAAGGATCACACTACAATAATTCTAAGCCACCGAGTAGCTGCAACCAGAAAGGCAATGGAGGCAGTTTTGGATAATTTTGGAATTACCAAAACATTTAACCAAATTATTCTATGTGAGCGCAATACAGATAAGCCGCAAATGCTACTTGAATATTTAGATACAGTCGGGCTGTCTTTTGATAAAATCCGAATATTTGAAGATTCTCTAGTTCAAATAGACAAATACACTAAAGATCCATACCTAAGTAAGATTACAAAATCAATTGAATATTGGTTTGTTGATAAGACAGAATTGCTCCAAATTAATGGAAATATTGGTATATTATCAAGAGAAAGAATACAACTTAAATACTCATGATAATTTTTATTGAAGGTACCCGTCACTCAGGCAAAACCCATTTACTTAATCAATTGGTTAAGCTACACGGTGATGAATTAAATCTATTTTATTATAAATTTTACCTAGCTGATGAATATTCAGCAATAGTTAAAGAATGGGATAAATCTGATTCTGGTATTCACTATTTTAGTATGGGTAATATTATGACAATACTTGATCTACATGAACATTTTCCAGATAAGATTTTTGTATTTGATAGAGCTCATATTACAGCAGCTACCTGGGCAACCATTTGGAATCGCTTGGAATTTGGTCAAGCTCAATCTGAGCTATATGGCTTAATTAAACGACCAGGCTACCAAAACTGCAAAACTATTATGATTGATGCACCAGATGAATTTAAACAGGATCAGGCTCGCAAAAAAGACCTATGGGATGGATTAGTTTCAGCAAAAGAAGAAAAGCGACTTATGCTAAAATTGATTGAAGATGCGCCATTTAGATTTAAAGATGCTCGTGAAGGCAATTCCTTTGACCATTTTACAAATAATTTTAGTCAAGACTCAGTTGATGAGTTTTGCGAGTTAATCCAAAGATTAGTTCGGGATAAATAATCAGAAATAGGCAACTATAAAATGACAAAACGCACTATTGGAAACTTTAAGCAGTTCCTAAACGAAGCAGAAGAATCTGAGGCTCTTAAAGGATTACCATTTCAGGAACTTATGGACCAACTAGTTAAATTGACTGATATTACATCAGATAGTTTAAGCATTGGAACACCAGCTGATATCTATGGCCACTCGACTTCATATAAAACTGATCTTTCTGAAGTTCAAGCTAGACTTGCAGATGTTGACCGTTACTATACAACAAAAATGAAAGAAGAAGTTAGATTCTATTGTTGGAATCTTAACTGGAAAGACTATTCATCTGGTAGAGAATTAGAAAAGAAACTACCGGAAGGAACAATTCAACCATATCAAAATGTTAACCTAGCTAGCTTAATTACCTATTTCGAAGAGAACCCAGAAGATGCTGGTTTACTAAAAGGTATCAGCCTTAGTGTTTCTTCAAAGGCTGGCAAAGATTTTGCAAAGGATATGGGAGCAGGAAAATACGGATCTTTGGACTAATACTAATTTAAATTTATGGCAGGACTAAACCACTTAAAGGACATTTACGAAAAAAAGGGCAAAGAATTTTTAGAGGCTCTTCTTAATAAAGAAGTTATTGTTAACGAAAAAATGGACGGTGCATTTTTTGGTGCACAAAGAAATTGTGGAAATTCCGAAGAACCATTTGAATTTTTTAAACGTAATACTAAATTAACAGGTGTAGATCGTGTCCTAAGTTCATACTATAACCCTGCGCTTAAACACTTCGATGAATTATCGGCTGACTCAATTGAAAAACTTCCATGTAACTATCATTTTGGAATGGAGTATTTTAGTTCGCCGACTGCTCAATCGATACAATACGATAGATTACCTAAAAACCACTTGATTCTAAGTTATATTCATATCTTGGATGAAGCTGGCGAACAGGCTGAGACTATCCAAGATAAGGCAGAATTAGACAAATGGGCGGATATTTTAGATATCGAGCGCCCACCAATTATTTTTCAAGGAAAACTAACAGATGATCAAAAAGAGAAAATTTTAGATTTTGTCTATACTCCACTTGATGAGTTAGTTGGAAAATTTAAAACTGCATCTTTTACCAAATACATTATTAATGTTCTTAACCCTGAACTTAGAACCTCTTTTTTAAGAGACACAGCTGACAAAGATATTGAAGGTATTGTTTTTAGATTCTATGAACCAGGCGGAGAAGATTCGGTATTTTTAGCAAAATTAGTTGACCCAGTTTTCCAAGCAAGAGCAAAGGAAAAGGCTCAAGACAGAGTAGCTGCACCAAAGACAGATGATTACATTTGGATTATGACAGCTGACTTAATGAATTTTATTGAAACCTATTCGCAAGCAGACCTTGATGTAATTAAGCCAGATGGTACAACATTTGAAAAACGCTATATTCAAATTATAAATGCAATATTTAAAGATTTTGTACAGGCGCACGGTAGCAAATATCGCGGTCTTGAAATAACAACTCCAGAATTCCTAAATAAGCCGGAGTTTGATGTTAATCGTGCCTTGATCAATGATGATATGGTAATTAGATTAATCGATTCAGATAAAACTCTTAAGGAATTGTATAGAGTTTTCTTAAATACATTTAGAAAGAAAAATATTAGAGTTAGCTCAACCTTTTTTAATAAAACTATGAAAGAAACTCTAAAATCCCAAATTGCTAAAGTTCAACTTGCAGCAGAGGATAAATTAAACGAGGCATTTTTTCCAACATTTAATCAATTTTTTGGTACAGATGAGGATGCCTCAGATTTTTTTAGTCAATTTCAAGCAAATCAAACTAAAAAAAAAGATATTGAAATCGTTATTTACCTAGATAAATTTCAACCTCTAAGTAAAGAACACGAAAAAATCGCAGCTAATATTAAAGGAAAGTATGATGTTCCTTGTTTAATGGTAGCGTATCACCCAGGACAAAGAAGTTCAGCTTTTCCAATGTCTTCAGAAACAGTCAAAAATTCAATTGACCGATTATCAAAAACTTCAGATTATGTAGTAGGCGGTTCAACTGTAGATTCAGTTGGAATAGATGAATTAATTGGTGCAATTGGCCAAGGTTATTCAATTAAAGCAATTGCAACAAATTTAGAGTTTGTGCCAGATTTAGTAATTGACCTAAATCGTATTAATAAGAGAGCGCCATACGCAAAAATTCCATCTCAGTTAAAGGTAGTAGAAGTACCTAAAATTGAACTGGAAGCCGATCTTGTTAATTCGGTTAAAACCCAAGATTTTGTTCTGTATAAAAACATAACTAGCAAGCCTCTACACTCAGAGTTTTATAATATGACAAAGGAGATTGAAGAATCCCTTTTAACTGAGTCGATTTCAGTTGCAGAGCTTGATAAAAAGAAAAGTGACCTGCTTGATTTAATTATTGATGCACCATATAATGAGGCTCTCTATAAAAAGATTGAAAAACTATTAAAGAGAACCCATAACGACGTAAATAAAGAGTTATTTGATATTCTTGGCACAGGTAAAGGCTATAAAGATTTAGCAAAAACTATTGTTTCGATTGCAGACGATCTTGATCAAGACGATGACCTATTGGTGTATTTAGATAATCCAACTATTACATTTGAAGATATTACAAATAGTCCAAACGGCAATCTAAAAACCTTATTTGATACGACGGGTCTTAGCCCAGCTCTATACGATCAGCTTTTTAATTTAATTGGGTCAGTCGGTAATGTAAACATTGGCCGAGGCGAAATTTTAATGTCAATCTTAATTAAGGATGCGGTAAACGCTGGAAATAGAGATAAGGGCGATATTAAAATTAAGACAGATTTAATTGAAATTAAGGCAAGTGGAGATAATTTTAGATTAACTGGACAAAGCGGTACTGGTATGGGAGCAGATACTGGAAACTATATTAGAAAAGGTTTAGGCGATCTATTTACTGCAGCTAAACAGGAAGTGCCAGAGTATTTTGAAAACTCTACGGCATTTACTCCATCCGCTTCTGCCACTCCAAGAAAAGAATATTTTAGCCAAGGAATTACAGCTGCTGTTCAAGCATCAACTAAAGAAGACGTGGTTGAAATTTTAGCAACTGGATTTAACCTAATTTATAAGAACTACAAAGATGAGTTGACTGCAGTATTTAACGGTGCAATCGCAGAAGACGGTACATTTAATACTGGTGCCTATTTAAATGGAGTATTAAAGATTGAGTTTGATCGATATTTACAGGACGGCACCTATTTTATGGCAGTTAGTAAACACACAGGAGACTATGTTTTAATTAACGGAAAGATTACAGATGATCAGCTTAAATACTTTAAGATTGAACAGGCTAATAATATTAGACCTAAATCTACTTCATCTGACTCTCTATTGGGAATAGATCTTAACATGGATTCCTTCTCAACTGCTCCTCAAGAATAAGTCTAGCCTTGCTCTAATAAATATCCTAAAAGGGCGAAACTTGTGAATTCTTCTCAGAAAAACTATAAAGATTATCTTCAGGGTAAGGCTAGATTGGAAAATGCGGTTATACAGCATCCAAGCGGAGATAATAAGATTATGGATCTTTTACAAAAGGAAACTAATCGGACCTTTTGGATTAAACCATTCGCCGATTGGAAAAAACATACTACAAAGAAATGATTCCATTTGAATTACATAGCGGGTTAGACGAGCCACAGACTGATGCCATGGATGTATCTACATTTATGTTAAGTCTACTACAAATTAGAGATCAGGCTCATATTTTACATTGGCAAACTACAAACGAAGCTCAACACAATGCATTTGGTGCATTTTATGATGATTTCTTAGGATTAGTTGATGAAATTGCTGAACAGATCATTGGTAAATTTGGCAGATTTAAAGTTGGAGGCTGCGCAATTCTAGTTATGGATTACGATCAAGCAATGCCAATTTTTATTCAAAATATCGAAAGAGTATTTCAACAAGATTTTTGTGAGCTATTTGATCAAGAAACAAACACTGAATTATACAATTTAAGAGACGAGTTTTTATCATTAAAGAATAAACTTGCATACAGATTAACCCTAGACTAATGCTTAAATTTAGACACATACATATCCTCGAACAGCTTCTATTAGAATCTGAATTAATTATTATTGGAAACGAAATTTCCGATATTATCACATTTGCCAAAGACTCCAATAAAAAGGAGGAGGATATCATGAAGAAGGTCGATGAGTTTTTATCAAGACTTATTGAAAATGATATTTTAAATAAGGCAAAAACTGACCCACAGGTTCTTCAGCAATTAAGTCAAGCTTTTCTTAATAAAGAATGGATTGATATTTTAAATAAGTATATTGATTTTATTTCTCAAACTTTAAAAATCGAAACCGAAGTTCTTGATCAAATGATTAAGGATGGTGAAGACATTGAATTACAGTTAGAGAGAATACGAGCATACAAAGGTCGAATGGCTATTGTATGGGAAGCATATCAAACCATTGAGGAGAGCAATTGGACAGCCGAGGTTAATGACCTGCTTGATAAAATTAAAATTTCATTTACTGATCAAAAGAAAACTGAAGCTGAGGTTACTAAAACATTAGTTAGCTCTGCCAAGGAAAAAATGGATGGTACGACTGCAGATTCTGAAGACTTTAGAAAAACAGCAGAAGACTCGGTAAAGGTAGCTTATATTATTTCAGACTTTTCAAATAAAGATGAGGATAAAAAGAAGCCTGAACCAGATATTATTGATGTTGAATGGGAAGAAGTTCAAACAGAAATGGATAATGATGTTGACGACTTCAAGAAATCTTCAGAAGATTTTAATAAGCGAACTGGCGGTAAGGCTGAGAAATTAGTTAAACGCGACGTTATTATTAGAAATGCAATCGAAGAACTTAGAAATTGGCCAGACCTAAATACAATAGAGTCTCAATTTGTAAAAGTTCGTATTATGATTATGACGGATGAGCGAGGAGAAATTGATGCTATTACAAAACGTCGAACTATGTTACAAACTCTCGACGATTCGGCCAAGAAACAATATATGGTTGAGGCAATTGAGGCATACTTAGAGGCAAGGACTCGTCTTGGAAAATATAAAACTGATCTTGATATAAGTCGTTATAAAGGAATTGCCTATTCTCCAGAAATTAAGCTTCCTCTATTTGAAAGAACTAAAATTGCAATTACGTCTAAACAAATGTTAGACTCCAGCCGAATTAATTATCTACTAAAGATTGGAACCTATCTTGGTACGCTATCGGCAACTGTCGAATATCAAGGAGAAGAGCAAAAGAATCTTGGAGCTCAACTCGAAAGATTTAGAAAAGCAACTTTACCTATTATTGGAAGAACCATTTCAAGAACTGCCAAGGTGACTGGTGGTAAAGAGGCTCAATTAAAAGCTGAAAAGTGGACACGCTTCTTATTTACAAGTGCAGAAAGCGGATTAGATGCCCCACAAAGTAAAATTAAAGGAGCAACTAAAGTTGGATCCGGTCAAGTTAAAGAGGATATTGCATCACCAGGTGTAGCAATGCAAACACCAGCAAGTATCGGCAGCATGGGTAATCCAATTGCGCCAACTCAAACTTCACCAGGTTCTGGTGATAATTTTCAACCAAAGAAATCTAAAAAAGCTAATAGAAATATTTTAGACTTTACTAGCTTTTATAAAAATTTAAATAAAAAGTAAAATGCAAAAAATTAAAACTTTCGAATCATTTTCACAAGAAGATTTCGAGCCAACTCAAATTCAACTAGCAGCTGAACCAATACACAGCAAAGAAGATTCGCATGAAGCTGAATATGAAAATTATATGTTTTTTGGAAATCTTAAAACAATTAAAAGATGTGTTGATCTTTTATTAGAAATGGACGAGTCTGGTGTTGATGAAATTTTGAAAAACGGACACGCATGGGCAGCTGACCATATTGCTACATCAAAAGATGACGTAGAAGAGGTTTTTAACTTTTTAATTAATGAAGTTAACGATTCTCAAGATAAGGAACTAATTCAAGAAGACCCAAAGGAATACTAAAATCTAATTATTAAATGTCGCCTAATCTACAGTATCATTTAAATGAAAATATATGTATTGCCGAATCAGCATTTAGGCCGGGTAGCGATGCACATATTGAGTTATTAACTGAAGCTAGGTTTTATTTTGAAAATGGGGTTACATTTGATTCTATTACAGAGGAATTATTCATAAAAACTGATTTAGGTTTTATTGGAGAATATTTAGGGGAGCCAGTTCCACTAGATTTTCCAATTGAAGAACTTAATGAGGCTGAATATAAAGGTCGAGAAGTTGACCTAAACTATCCAAAACGAGGCGGTGCTAAAAAGTATCATGTCTACGTTAAAAATCCAAAAACTGGCAAAACCATTAAAATTGCGTTCGGCGATATCCATGGAGGACTTACTGCAAAGGTAAGTAATCCAAAGGCTAGAGCATCATTTGCAGCTAGACATCAATGTCACTTAAAGAAAGACAAGACTAAAGCTGGATATTGGGCTTGCCGAATAAATCGATATGCACATCTTTGGGGTGGTAAAACTTATCCGGGGTACTGGTAATTTATGAATAATATACTTTCATACACAGAATTTATTACAGAGGCAAGAAAAACCAAAAACTCACCAGATTGGCACGATTCAAATGCCCCTGATGCAAATGGTAGATTTAAAAGCCTTGGAATCAAAGCTCTAGCTTCATGGTTAATTAAAACTAGAGGCGGTGATATGAGAAAAATTACAGGTAGCCTTAACCAGCAAATTGTGTTTAACCGCAATGACAATCCAGCCTATGCTAAAAAGATGGAAAAGGTTAGAGCCGAGGTAAAGCGCCAACTAAACAAAAAGTCATAAACTATGTATGTAAAACCATTTAATGAATACATAAGTTTGCTTGAGAAAAAATCGACTCCTGAAAATCCAGCTCAATATAAAGCGCCGGAAGGAAGTTCTAGAGATAAAAAGCTAGATAAGACTAAGAGTTTATTAGATAGCGGTAAAAAGGAAGCTGCATATAAACTTAGAGATGAGATGGAGGCAGCTGAACGAAAGAAATCTGGTTGGAAAAATACGCCAAGGCCTGATTCAAAGGTAACTGAAGCAGATAGGAAAAAATCTTCTAACCTTAGTAAAGAAACCCTGGCTAAAATTAGGGCAGTTGCTACTAAAAAGGGTTATTCGTTTGCCGATTTAAAACGTGAATATTCTAAAGGTCTAGGCGCATTCTACTCTTCTGGTTCCAGACCAGGAATGACTGCTCATCAATGGGCAATGGCTAGAGTAAATGCGGCAGGTCCAAGTAAATCTTGGGCAGATGTCAAAAAGACTAAGTAACATGCATCCATACAAAGATATATCATCTGGTGATAACTGGGTAATACGAGAATTCACCCAAGCAGTTGATCCAATTGAACTATTATGGCATAGGGATGATGAAGATCGTGCGCTTGAATTGATTGAGGGTAATGGCTGGAAAATCCAATTAGATAACTCACTACCTATAGAGTTAAATCAAACCAATCGAATAAATATTAAAAAGCACGATTGGCATCGACTAATTAAAGGCGATGGTAATTTGGTTGTAAAAATCTATAAATCATAAAATGGCATTTGAAATCGGCGATAAAGTTAAGCTTAGATTATCTAAAGATACAATGGACCGTCTTAATCTAGTAGGCGCTCCGATTGATAATAAAATTGTTACTATTGGCAAAGTCTATAGATTAGACTATGCGCCAGACCAAACTTTATACATGGTCGATTTAGAAGAACCTATTGAGTTTGAAGGCACAACCTTTGACGAGATTTACGATCTTCGCGATGCAGATCTAGACCTAATTGATGTAAATGAGCCGTTGCCTGAAAGTAGAGTACTAACATTTTCTTCTTTTTTAAATGAAGCAAAGAAGCCAGCTAGTTGGTACTTTGGTATTGCAGATTGCCATGGTATAGAATCTTTTACTAAAGAAAATATTGATCATAATTACCTAAATCAATTAGATAGAATCCACGATTTAGGTCTTGCTGATGAAACCGCTCCGACCCGAACCAGTGTAATGAAAGAATACAATGGTCAGCTAAATATGATGATGATGCGCTGCAGCTTTAATCAACAGCGCCATCCAGTTGTTTATAGAGTTTCTTTAACTGATGATGTTGCTGACTATGTTCAATCGTTTGTTGATCGAC